AAAAAAACCTTGAGGCAATCAAGGGTTCTTTGTCTTTGTTTGGCCAGAGAAAACCGATTGTGGTTTCTGGCGATAATTTAATTGTCGCTGGTAATGGAACTGTTGAGGCAGCGAGGGAACTTGGATGGACAGAAATTTATGTTGCAAGGATTCCTCACGACTGGACCCCGGAACAGATAAAGGCTTACGCGTTGGCTGATAATCGAACAGCAGAATTGGCTGAATGGGATTCTAAGATTCTGGCTGAGCAACTTTTAGAACTTGATGCCGAGGGCTGGGATGTTGCCGAGTTTGGTTTTGAACCCCTAGAGCCACCAATAAATCCTGACGATGATGAACCATTAAATTTTGATGAAGTTCCAACCAAAACAACTCTTGGAGACGTTTGGAAACTAGGAGATCACAGGTTAGTTTGTGGCGACTCTACTGATACATCAATTATGGATAAATTAATGCAAGGCGAGAAAGCAGATATGGTTTGGACTGACCCACCTTACGGAGTTAATTATGTAGGCAAAACTAAGAACTCTTTAACTATTGAAAATGACAATATGGACATTAATCAATTAGAAGATTTCTTAACTGGTGCTTTTAATAACATCTATCAAGCAACTAAACCTGGGGCTTGTTGGTATGTTGCTTCACCATCTGGTCCACAGTTTGTGGCGTTTGGTAATCCGTTACTTAAACTTGGTGTTTGGCGTCAAACAATTATCTGGGTTAAAGATACTCTTGTAATGGGTCGTTCTGATTATCACTGGAAGCATGAAACAATATTTTATGGTTGGACTCCAGGTGCAGCCCATCATGCTGTTCCGGATAGGAAGCAAGACACAGTCTGGGAGTTTGATAGACCTAAACGTTCAACTGAACATCCAACAATGAAACCGATTGATTTGATTACTAAGTCTTTAAGAAACTCTACAAATCAAAAAGAAATAGTTTTGGATTCTTTCGGTGGATCTGGTTCAACTTTAATTGCTTGCGAGCAAACAAAAAGAGTTGCAAGATTAATTGAATTAGATCCAAAATATTGTGACGTTATAATTGAACGCTGGCAGAAACTGACCGGACTTGAGGCTGAGCGTGTGGAGTTGTAAATGCCAAAGGGTAGACCACCAAGACCACTAGAACAAAAGCGTTTACTTGGCAATCCTGGTAAACGACCTTTACCTAGTGAAGGCAGTTTAGTTTTATTACCAAGCGCTTACGATTTACCGGAACCTCACAGACCTTTGATGACTCCTGGTCGCGAGTTATGGGATCGCGTGTGGGGCATGGGTCAATCTTGGATTAGTCCTCAATCCGATTTAGAACTTTTAATGATGACTTGTGAAATGGTTGACGAGCGTTGGAATCTTCGTATCAAAGTAATGAAAGACAACCGACCCGAAGAACGTAGAGGCTTAAGAGAGTTAGATAAACAGTTGGTTAATAATCTGTCCCTGCTGGGTTTCAGTCCTACCGATAGAACTAGGTTAGGTGTTGCCGAAGTTAAGAGACGTTCTAAATTAGAGGAATTAAAACAACGTGTCACAAAAACAATTGTCCAAGAAGAAAATTAACTCTTGGCCACCAGCGTGGCTGACTCCGATTGATAAGAAAGAATTATTAAGGTCGCGTGGGTTTGAATGTTCAGATTTTATTAACACCTTTTGTACTCAAACAAAAGAAACCATTGCAGGTATGTCTGGTGAACCAATCCAGTTAAGACCTTGGCAAGAAGAAGTTTTACACAACTTGTTTGCAGTTAAAGAGAATGGATTGTTTGCACATCGCACCAGTCTTATAGGCATGCCTAGAAAGAATGGAAAATCAACACTTGGTTCTGGTCTAGCGTTGTGGAGTTTGTTTATGGGTCCAGAGGGTGGCGAAGTTTATTCTTGTGCAGCCGATAGAGACCAAGCACGCATCGTGTTCGGTGATGCAAAACGAATGATTGAAGCCGAACCAGAACTTGCTGAACTTTGCAAAATATACAAAGACGCTGTTGAGGTTTCTTCAACTAATTCTATTTATAGAGTTCTATCAAGTGAGGCTTTCACAAAAGAAGGTCTATCACCAACAATGGTTATTTATGACGAACTTCACGCTGCACCTAATCGTGAACTCTTTGACGTTATGCAACTTGGTATGGGTGCAAGACGTGAACCAATGCTGGTGGCAATCACAACAGCAGGAGTTAAAGCAGACGCAACAGGTCAAGATTCAATTGCTTATTCTTTGTATCAATATGGACAAAAGGTTTCAAGGGGTGAAATTATTGACCCGACTTTCTTTATGGCTTGGTGGGAAGCAATGCCTAATGCTGATCATCACAATGAGGAGACTTGGAAACAAGCCAATCCAGGCTTCGGTGATTTAAATGATCCACAGGACTTTGAATCTATGGTTAAGAAAACACCTGAGTCAGAATTTAGAACCAAAAGATGTAACCAATGGGTTTCAAGTCAGCAGGCCTGGCTTCCGAATGGTGCTTGGGATGGTTTGGCTTTAAATAAAGAGATAGACAAAGATGTGCAAATTGTTCTTGGCTTCGATGGTTCTTTCTCTGGTGATGCTTCTGTAATTGTTGGAACCACACTTGAGGAAACACCACATGTCTTTATTGTTAAAGCGTGGGAGAAACAAGTCACCGACACCGATGACTGGCGCGTTGACACTTTAGAAGTGGAGAACACAATCATTGAGTTCTGTGGCAAATACAAAGTCAAAGAGGTTGCTTGCGATCCTTTCCGTTGGCAAAGAAGCATGCAAGTTTTACAAGACGCAGGTATTCCTATTGTTGAATGGCCATCAACTTCTGCTGCTCGTATGATTCCTGCTTGCGCAAAGTTTTATGACGCTGTTGTTAATCAAAGATTGAGTCACGATGGAGACCCTTTATTGGCACGACACATCTCCAACGCTGTTGTAAAAACCGATAGACTAGGTCCTAGAATTGTGAAAGAGCATCGTGGATCGCCAAGAAAAATAGATGCTGCAGTTGCGAGTATCATTGCATTAGACAGAGCAACTGTTGCAAGAGAAGAAGCAATTGTTTCAACACCTGCATTCTTTATGGTTTAGGAGTTAAGTGGCTTTAATATTCCAAGTCTTAGGTTTAAGTCTGGTTTCTGTTGGGGCTGCACTAATTTACGTTCCTGCTGGCATAATTATTATAGGTGCTTCATGCGTTGCATTTGGTTTAGCGATTGAGAGACGTTGATGTTAGGTAATTTATTTAATCTTGGTGAGCAAAGAGCGATCTCTTATCAATCCGTCTGGGGCGCTGGCGACAACTTCGCGATGACAACTTTGGCTGGCACAAATATTGACCAAAGCACTGCCATGGAAATTTCAGCGTTTTACTCTTGCGTTCTTTTAATCTCTGACACTATTTCAACCCTTCCAATGGATGCTTACATTCGTAGAGACGGCAATCGTGTTCCCTACCGACCAAGACCTGAATGGGTTATGAAACCCGACATTGATTTATCAAGAACAGAACACTTTCAACAAGTGCTGGTTTCTTTGCTTTTAGATGGCAACGCTTTCATCAAAATCTTCAGAGATCAACTTGGAAACATTGTTAACCTCGTTGTTTTAGATCCACAAAAAGTTGAGATAGTTAGAGACCCTGTGACTAAAGAATTAGCCTATCGTTACGAATTGTATAAAGAATCAATTATTCCAAAGAATGAAATGATTCACATAACAGAAATTCGCAGACCTGGTGAACTACGTGGAATGTCTCGTGTCATTGAATTAAAACAAAACCTTGGTTTGGCTTCTGCTTTACAAGAATTCGCTGCACGCTTCTTCGGAACCGGTGCAAACCTTGGTGGATACATTGAACACCCTGGACAATTAACTAAAGAACAATCAACAGATTTAGCAGATGCTTTCAGAGGATCACATAAAGGTTTAAGAAAGTCACACAAAGTTGGTGTGTTATCCGGTGGAGCCAAGTTCACAAAAACTGCTGCAGCACCTGACGAAGCACAAATGATTCAATCACGTCAATTAGCAATTGAAGAAATTGCTCGCATCTTTAGAGTGCCTCCACACATGATAGGCATCACAACACCTGGTGCAATGTCTTACGCCTCAGTTGAACAGAACAATATTAACTTTGTTACCCACACTTTAAGACCTTATATAACAAAACTTGAAGAAGCCTATTCAATGCTTCTTCCTACTGATTCCTTTTTAAGAATCAACGTGGATGGTTTGCTTCGTGGAGACTTTCAAACCAGAATGCAAGGATATTCAATTGGCTCACAAGCAGGATTTCTTTCAATCAATGACATTAGAAAATTTGAAGATATGACACCTGTTGATTCTGGTGATGTTTATCGTGTTCCTCTAGCAAACGTGAATCTTCCAGCAGCCGACTTAGTTGAGACAGATAAGAAAGTGGGTATGGCTCAACGTCTTATCCTTTCAGGTTTTGAACCAGCGAGCACACTTAAAGCACTAGGCCTTCCATCTATTGCTCACACTGGTGTTCCTTCAACCCAACTTCAACCTGTGGCACAAATTGATCCAGCAAACCCTGAAGCCGTTTATGAGGTCAAATAATGTCTTTATTTTCTGGAAATACAACAGTTGGAACTGCAGCAACTCTTATTGATGGAGTTGCTTGGCAAAACCCTGTTTTATTGCAACTACATAACAACGATAATACAGACTCAGTTTATATTGGTG